CAACTAAGTGACTGCGTGCTCGGCTGCGAACGCAACCAGCAGGGCGACCCGGCAGAGCGCAGCGAACTGCAGCTGCGCGTGCTGAAGAACAGGTTCTGCGGCACAACGGGCCCGGTGGACAAGCTTTTGTATGACCAAGACAGTGGCCGCCTGACTATTCCTATGTCCCATTACTTCGGCACATGACTCTTCTTATTGACGGCGATTGGCTGGGCTACAAGACCTGCGCCAGCTGCGAAACAGAAACCAAGTGGACTGAGTGGTGCCACACCCTGTCGGTCAATCCGATTGAGGCAAAGGCCAAGGCGTCACAACAGATTGGCTACTGGATGAATGTCACCCAGGACCAAGATGTGCGGGTTTGCCTCAGCAGTTACCCCACGTTTCGGCATGAGCTGAGCCAGGAATACAAGGCCAACCGCATTGGCAAGCGCAAGCCAATGGCATTGCGTGAGGTCTACGAATACCTGTCGGTTACATACAACGGCGTGACCATGGGCCAGCTGGAAGCAGACGACGTGATGGGCTTGCTTGCTACGTCAGGCCAGGTCACTGACCCCATCATTGTCTCGCCTGACAAGGACATGAAGACAGTGCCGGGCAAGCTGCTGATTGACGACAAGGTGTGGACGATCAGCAAAAACGAAGCCGACCGCAACTGGATGACTCAGGTGTTGACAGGTGACAGAGCTGACAACGTCGACGGCCTGCCAGGCGTTGGCCCCAAGACTGCCGACAAAATCTTGGGCACAACCATGACGCTGCGTGAGATGTGGCCAGTGGTGGTCAAGGCCTACCAAAAGAAAGGCAAGACATTTACTGATGCACTGCTGGCTGCACGGATGACACGCATCCTGCGGCACGGTGATTACAACATCGACGAGCAGAAGCTAACCCTGTGGCATCCTTCGCAGGAACAAGAACTGTGCGAGGCAGGTGCAAATGTCTAAGAGTGATTGGCCAGACATCACGCCTGAGTTGATGCAGAAATTGGACGACGCTGTCCCTGAACTTTGTCCATCACCAGAGTGGAGTGACAGGGAGATCTGGATGTATGTCGGCAGGCGTGCAGTGGTGCGCATGCTGCACAGCATTTACGATGAGCAAAATTCTGTTGATTAGTTATGTGCGGCGGTGGTGGCGGGAGCAGCAGTCGTGATCGCGAAGCCGCTGACAGGCGGCACCGCGAGAACATGGCGCGGCAACGCGAGCAGATGGAAGAGCAGAAGCGCCAGTTTGAGGCGCAGCAAGCTGCTGCAGAAAAGCGCTACCAAGAGCAGCTGGCCATGTCGCAGCGGCCTGCACCACCTGCGCCCAGCCCCACAGCAATGGCACCTGCCGCTGCACTAGCGGCACCAGCTGCACCGGCTAAGCCTGCAACGTCACAAGAAGGCGCAGCTAACTCGCCGTCAGCATCGCTTGGCGTGCCGACTACATCGCAAACACCCATCAACATCAGACGACGTGGCCGCGGCCGTCGCTCAATGCGAGCTGACATTTCTGGCTATGGCAGCGGCGTCTCCATTCCTGGCAGCTAATGAAACTCAACCTGACCTCCAACGTCGACCGGCAACCCAAGCCAATGGGCATGCCGGGTGGTCGGACTGCGGCGGCCAGGTACAACCAGCTGGCTGCTAACCGTGACTCGTACCTGCAACGGGCTCGTGACTGCAGCAAGGTCACCATTCCTGGCCTGATTCCAGAGGCACACGGCGGCGAGGCAGGCGATCTCAAGACGCCGTATCAATCCTTTGGCGCACGCGGCACAAACTTTCTGAGCAACAAATTGCTCGTTACTTTGTTCCCGCCTAACGCTCCGTTCTTCAAGCTGGAGATCGACGACCTGGCGCTGCGCGTTGCAGAGGCAGGGCCCGAGGTCAAGACAGAACTCGATGCAGCGTTGGTAAAAGTAGAGCACGCTGTGATGGGCGTGCTTGACACTGCCAATGGCCGCGCATCTCTGCACGAAGCTTTCAAGCATCTGCTGGTTAGCGGCAACGTCCTGCTCTACGTCTCAGAAGCAGGAATTAGGGTCATCCATCTGGACCGTTTCGTGCTTTGTCGTGATCCTATGGGTCACGTCACAGAGATTGTCGTCGAGGAAGAGGTTTACCCGCAAGCGTTACCCGAAGGATTTTTAGACGACGAAGAGGAAGGGGAATACAGCGACGCCAGCAGCAAGAAAACGGTCAAGGTCTACACCTGCGTCAAGTTCTACGACGGTGAGTGCCACTGGTATCAGGAGGTAAAAGGCAAGGAGGTGCCGGGCACGCACGGCATGTGCAAGGAAGACGTCACCCCCTGGATCAGCCTCCGCTTTGATCGCGTAGAAAGTGAAGAGTACGGTCGCTCATACGTTGAGCAGTACTACGGCGACCTGCTTGCGCTGGAGAACCTGAGCCAGGCAATCCTGGAGTCGTCAGCTGCAGCAGCTAAGGCCATCTTTCTGGTCAACCCCAACGGCATGACCAGGCCCCGCACTTTGGCTAACGCAGCGAACGGCGCCATCGTGCAGGGCTCAGCGTCGGACATCACGGTCGTGCAAACCCAGAAGGGTGCCGACATGCAGATTGCAAACGCCACCATCGAGCGCATCGAGCAGCGGTTGCAGTACGCCTTCATGCTGCACACCGCTATTCAGCGGCCGGGTGAGCGTGTGACTGCGGAAGAAATCCGCTTTATGAGCCAGGAGCTGAACGCCGGCACGGCTGGCCTGTACTCCATCCTGACCCAGGAGCTGCAGCTGCCCTTGGTGCGGCGGCTGATGCACATCCTGCAGCGTCAGCGCAAGCTGCCTGCGTTCCCGAAAGGGCAGGGCGGCAAGGCCCTGGTCAACCCCAAACCTGTTACTGGGCTTGAAGCTATTGGCCGCGGCGATGACAAGAACAAGTTGATCGAGTTCATCACAACTGCGCAGCAAGTTCTTGGCCCAGAGATCATGGCCGAGTACATCAACGTCGACGAAGCACTGCGCCGCCTGGCCGCAAGTGGCAGTGTCGATACAACCAACCTTGTTAAAACACGAGAGCAGTTAGAGAATGAGCGCGCAGCTGCAGCGCAAGCACAGCAAGAAGCTCAACAACAACAGATGTTGATGGAGGGCCTCAAGTCTGGCGCCGCTGCGCAAGCAGCTAAAAACTACACAGAACCAGGAGCACCCTATGGCCCGCAGTACGAAGAAGGAGACCCCAGCAGAGGAACTCCAAACCGACTCCCCGACGGAGACGCCGTCGCCGACGGAGGAGCAGCAAGTTGAAGTGATCGACGTCGCAGTTGACGAGGCAGGCGAGTCCACCACCGCCATGCCTGAGGTCACTGTTGACGACGACGGCATCATCCAAATCTCCTGAGGCCCATGCCAGAACCAGTAGTTATCGCCAACGAACCGGCGCCCGCGATGGCGCCTGACAACGAAGTAACGCTTACTGAAAACGACAACGTCGAGATTCAGGGCGAAGAGCAGCTGCTTGCCGGCAAGTACAAGACTGTCGATGAGCTGGTCAAGGGCTACAAAGAACTTGAAAGCCAGCAGGGCAGAGCTGACGAGCCAGAGACAGAACTTGCTGAAGGCGAAGAGCAATCAGCCAAGGAGATCTACGGCGAGTTCATCGGCGGCCGGCTTGAAGAAGCAGGCATCGACTTCAGCGACATGTCTTCTCGGTACGCCGAGAGCGGCATGCTGCAAGACGAGGACTACGGCGAGCTTGAGAAGGCTGGCTTCAGTCGCAACATGGTCGACAACTACCTGGCTGGCCTGCAGTACAACGCTGCCCAGGACAGTGCGCTCAACGCGCAACAGGTGTCGCAGATCAAGACTGAGTTTGGCGGCCAAGAGCAGTACGACGCCATGACAACGTGGGCTGCCGAGAACATGGAGGCCGACGAGATTGCTGCGTTCAATCGCATCGTGCAGGGCAGCAACGACGGCGCACAGATTCGCCTTGCAATTGCTGGGCTCTACGCTCAGTACACAGCAAGCGAAGGGCGTGAGCCGCAGCTGTTAGGTGGCAAGCCAAGCAGCAGCTCGGGCAGCAAGTTCGAGTCGACGGCTCAGGTGATCGAGGCCATGAACGATCCTCGGTATCAAACAGACCCGGCCTATAGAAAAGCAGTAGAGAAGCAGCTTGCCCGCTCTGCTGTCTTTTAATTGGGTGGGTTCAGAGCCCGCCTCACACACATGACCCCTGGCTTGAACAACCAGGGGTTTTTTATTTGCCTAGTTGCTGCTTACAATCTGTCTACCTAGACACTCAACTAGCGCACAGGCCCTCTGCGGAGGACACCCTTTGAGCAAGGAGACTGGTCGGGTACAACCCAATCTTTCTTTTCAGCCTCATGGCTAACTTCACAGCCTCACGGCTGGGCCTTGTCAACAACACAGGCACCAGCTTTGACGCCCTCTTCCTCAAGGTCTTTTCCGGAGAGGTGCTGTCAGCCTTCCGTCGCAGCACGGTGTTCGAGAGCCTGCACACTGTGCGGACTATCAGCTCCGGCAAGAGCGCACAGTTCCCAATCATCGGTACGTCTTCAACCTCGTATCACACCCCCGGCACTCAGCTGACTGGCAACGCCATCAAGCACGCCGAAGCAACTGTGCTGATCGACGACAAGCTGGTGAGCAACGTCTTTGTCGCAGACATCGACGAGGCCAAGAACCATTACGACGTTCGCAGCCAGTACAGCACCCAGATGGGCAATGCCCTGGCCTACACGTTTGACAAGAACGTGGCAGCCATGGTGGCTAAGGCTGCTCGCACCGCCACCAACTTCAACACTGATCTGCCCGGCGGTACTCAGATCAACATTGCTGCTGCGTCTAACGCAAAGGCAAACATCACCGGCGCTCAGCTCGCAACTGCTCTGTTCTCTGCAGCGCAGAAGCTAGATGAGAACGATGTACCCCCTGATTCCAGAGTCGCCGTATTAGCGCCCCGCGAATACTATAAATTGGTGCAAGAAACCAATGTCATCAACCGCGATTGGGGCGGTCAAGGTGCATACGGAGACGGCAAAGTCTTCCGTGTTGCTGGCATCGACATCGTGATGTCCAACCACCTGCCTACCACCAACAGGTCTGCGGCAACTGGGGAGAACAACTCCTACGCTGCTAACTTCACTAACAATGTTGGCCTTGTTTTTAACAAACAAGCAGTTGGCACTGTTAAATTGATGGACCTGAAGATGGAACAAACTGGTCAAGACGTGCATGCTCTTTACCAGGGCACGTTCATGGTCGGCTCCATGGCCCTCGGCACTGGAATTCTCCGTCCTGATTGTGCAATTGAGATCACTTTCACCTGATCTAAATGGGGGCTTCGGCCCCCTCTTTTCTTTGCTAATTAACAATGGCACTAGCCCGCACCACATTCCTGGAAGCAGTGAACCGCGTCCTGCAGATGATGGGCGAGGCGCCGGTCAACTCTCTTACGGGTCAGTTCCCTACTGCCAAGCAAGCGCAGGACACAATCAACGACGTCAGCCGCAAGCTGCAATCAGAAGGCTGGTCGTT